GCACAAAGGCCTTCATTTGAGCTAGTTCTTATGCGTTTTAGTTCCGCATCGTACATCTAGTCTGTTGACACAACATCACATCGACGAAAGCCGACGCCTGTATCTAACAGTCATTTTTGTTCAGAATGTATTTTTCATTGTTTGTTAACTTTGAAATTTTTCTATTTTTGTTTTCTTAAGAACGTTTTCTCAACGTGCTACTCCCCGCGAAAAAAAAGACGCGACGATTCACACGATGTGCTCTACATCCTAAGCTTCCAGTCCGCAATCAACGTGCGCTCTCTGGAATCCTACATTCTAAGTGGTGGCACCTTATTGGCGGCCGAGAGGCTTGACATCAGTTGTTAAACAACATGATCTAGTTTCACCCTCCTCGACGGCCCTTGGGGTATTAAGCTCTAACACCTCCACTCCTTCGGGTCTATCGGTTAGTTGCCCGGCGTTGGAGAGGGACTCCGGCATTCCTCCCCGGAGTTGTCGTTTCCACGACACCATACTCCTCCTCCTCCTTCTCGTCCTTCGACTGGTCCGCAATCAACGTGCGCTCACCATCTACTGTAACCCGGAGTGCTTTCAACTCCTCCTTGAGTTGGACGATGTCACTATTCTCTACAGACTCTATAGCCCTGATACGTGACCTGCGCTCCCCACTGAGAGACGCATTGATGCTGCTGATATAACAATCACACAGCGATGCATTTGCCGCATTGTACGGAATGGTGACCGAGACGAAATCTCCGCCCGCCACGATATTGAAGATCGCGACGTACGGGTATGAACTGTACGTCCCAATCACCACATCCTTACCTGAACCGATATTGCACGGTGCAGTTGCAGCTCGCAGCCGGTTCGGGAACACTGTAGTTCCGCCTGCCGCGACGTTTGCTGTCCCACTCCACGCACCACTCGCAGTGCATGTGGGGACCATCACCAGCATGAACTGCCCCCCAACCAAGGGTGAGGCAGCTGGAGCGAGGACCTGAAATTGATTCGATCCTGCGCTCAGCTGAGTGAGAGTGAACGGCGATCCCGTCGACGTATTGCTCACGAGGGTTGTCACACCCCCTGTGGTCGCCGACGTTTGGATGTGCTGAGAGAAATTCGCCACTACAGCGGAATTCTCCAGGACAGGTCGTGAGAGTCTGACGTGGTAAGTAACCCACAACTCTCCCTGAGCCGTGCCAGCTGTCTGCTGGCCAACACACGCCACCGAGGTCATTCCGTACGCACTCATGCGCGCGTCACCCGGCAGCTGAGCGATCGACGTCGCTCCCGGCACAACGTACTCCTTTCCGAGCACGTTTCTCTTCCTGTCGCACTCGACAGGGTGGCAGAACGTCTGGTATGGCGCACCAGGCGTTGCATATTCTGCCGCTTCCATGTTCCTCTTGGTCACGAACGCGTTGTCATACACGTCATAATCCGTAGCGATGATCACAGTTCCCATTGCCGAGCTCGTCGTGCCAACCGCCATTGCTGACGTGGTACGATACTCGAACACCAGGCCCAGGAACTCGTACTCCTCGTAGAGCGCAGCGATCTGCGACAACCACGGGAAGAGGACTGGATTTCCAGCATTCAGCAGGTAGTCTGTTCGTGTGAAGTTAGTGGCCGACTGCACGTCAGCAACGTACTCCGCATGAGTGAAGACCACATCTGAACCCACTCCCGACGATGCGAACATCGGCGGTGAGTTTGTCACAAACCCACTGTCGGTATACGTGTCTGCATCTCCTCGTTTTCTCTTAGTCCCGACGCGAGCCGCGGCCATCAGAGAATTCTTCTTCACATGATACTTGCCAAAGCCAGCAAGTAGAGGACCCAACGTGGTCGCGATATGTCCGATCTTTGGTAGGTATTCGGCAGCCATGCCGACACCCTTCTTGAAGCCACCCCACATGTCCCCCCAGAAACCTCCATGCCCATGCAGGCGTGGTTGGGCTCCCTTATAAGGACGGGGTGTAGCATACGCACTCCCCTTCGGTGTGCTCTGCTTCTTCTTCATCTTCTGGAACGTCTTCTTCGGAATTGCAATTGCGCTCATCTTCGTGATCTGTGTAGCTGGTCGGTTTTAAAACGCTGTGGTGATTAGCGCTCAGCGTTTCCTCGTCACCACGAGTTTCCATCCGACACGTGTACAAGGCTCGCACCTGATCATCATCGAAGAATGTCTTCTTCATGTCGTTCCATGTCATTCCGCACTGACGCACCTGGTCTGGTGTCATCTTTCCCAGCGTATTCCACCTCTCACGCTCCACAGTGAATATAAAGTTCTTCACAAACTCATACTCCTCACAGTAGAACATTTCTCGAGAAATGGCGTACGCCCGGTAGAGATTCCACTCCGGGAAATCAATACGGCTGCCCCACATTAGGGAGCTCATCAGCTTATTCCCATCGGGAGCTGGCACATAACAGTATGTCTGAGCATCGTAATGAAATCGACTGCCCAAAAACGTTGCCTCCTCTATAACACAGGGGTCGTAACTGTCGGTAGTTAACGTGATACCAACACGCGCGAGCACCTCCTGCAGGATCCTGACGTTGAACACGTCCTGGAAATCCTCGGCCACAGCAAAGGTGTTATCATCGCCATACTGAGCGGCGCAGACGTAACGCTCAAAAGCGCTCTCCACTTCCACATCGCTCATCAGGCGACTCGTTTCCTTACATGCTATATAAAATCCATAGGCCAACAGCATATAAGCGACAAGTGTATTATCCGTTGAAGTATTTCCACTCCCACTCGGATTGCCCAGCATCTTCTCAATCACTTCCCACGTTGTTCCTAAAACAAGACACGTGTTAATGATGTCATTATACAGTTCTTCCAGCTTTAACTTGTCCGCTTTATCACGCAAACAAGACTGTCTGAACTTGAGAATAGCTCTGAGCCACAATGCTCTCTGTGATGAATCAAATTGCTTCATGTCCGTCACATAGAACATTTTCTTTTGGTCGGCATCCTTCCCCCCCACTAACAACAGGTGTCTAGCGAGGGCATCCCAGCCACGATAGAACTTACTAAGTCCCACCCTCCCAAATGTCCGCTGCGATGTTCCAGCCGCGTACATCCTTTCATTCATTTCGTGGCACAACCGTGCCAACGCGTAACTGTGTTCTGCGGGAGACATGCAAAACACACGCTGATTGTTGTCCATCATCTTATCGATTCCTCGCATTTCTTCCTTCAGACCGTACTGCCACATCGTCTTCCAACAACGTCCAGTACCCAACTTCTCATAATAGTCCTCCAACATTGAGATAACTAATGGATCATCAAAGGCCTCACCCTTATTTTTGTATCGCCACTTCCACGGGAGACCCGCGCACTTCGTCCTATCAAGACTACCAATCGCTTCATCTTGCGATATGGGTACGCATCCCCTCATGAATGAATAGTGACGTTCCATCTGCCGGTAAGCAAAGTTGAACGCTTCCGCGTCCACCTCAGTTTCCATCTTGTTGTACTTCGCCGCACCAATGAGCATAGCATCCTTAGACACTTTCTTGTTTCTTGAATCCATATAATAGGCACCACGCGGCATTGAGTCGTGATCCTTACAGTATTCCCAGAACAGGGTATTCTTATGTTCGCTCCTCTTCGAGCTGTAACCAAAGGTCGTACCATCCTTTTTCTTCAACGTTCCCTCCAACTTGTGAAATCCTCCCAACTTATCTACGGTCTCGTCAGACATTGCCCTTTCAATTGTAACATCAATCCCCATCTTGTCGGTCCACCCCTTCAGAGATTCACACAGAACCTCCTTAGGGCCGACTAGTTTTTTGGAAGACCGGTGATAAGGGACGCCCACTCAGCATCCATCACCTCACCGGAATTGTCAGGAACATCACCTCCACAACGACCAATCGTGTGGTAGGACAGAGAACGACCCAACTGGTCGTACAAGTTGAGCCCACACCAACCATCATCGGTGGGGCACGTGTAGTGAATCACGCCACCATCACATGACGTAATCACTCCACATGAGAACTCCTTCGTTGTCGGGTTATACAGACACACAGCCATTCCATCTCTAGGGGTGCCCAGCGTCGCGCCAACACCACCCACTTCCACACCCAGACCTGTAACTGCCAAACAGTCGCGTTTTCCAACTGGCTTGCAATCCTTCATCTCGACATGGAACACTTTGGTGGGCATGTTCTCATTGGTAATAAGAACCTCCACACACTCACGTGCGGACTCCGTCACCGTTGCCTTCCACGCAGTAACGTGTTTGGGGAAGTGAAACACTCCCTTATAAAACGAACCGTGGACCGACTGGGTTCCGCTGCCTTTAAAAACTGCGGTAACCAGCCACTGCTTCAGCATTTCTGCCTTAACAGTCTTGAACGCACCAAGCATCTCGTTTTTTCCTTCAGTCTGAAGAGGCTTCTTCATCGCCCCCTTGCACACGTCCTTAAAACTCGCGTAATGTCCTTTCAGACCACACGCCGTGCACACGACATCCTTGAACTTGAGACACACAGTGCCCTTCTCATGCGGCTTCCTGCAGAACATGCAATCAACTGCACACCTCACTCCCTTGTGAAGTCCTCCACACTTACCGCACACATCAGGCTTCTTTGGAGTCGCCTCAGTGGCCTTCGCGGGAGATGCTGTCACGGAGTCAGCGGCCGAGGAAGTTGATGGTTCCGTAAATTTCTTCACGGAATCGTCCGCGCCCTTAACCACATCCTTCGACGATCCAGAAACCAGCGCTTTGATTCGCGCATAAACAGTTTCATCACTATTCTCCACCACAAACCTCACGGCGTGCTGGGGAAGAGGAGCTGGAGACAGCATTGACGTTTTCTCCACAGGCGGAACCACCTCACTTTTCTTGTAGTTGATGTTTCCGGTGAGCTTCGCAAGAATCTCACTGACCTTATCTGCCAACCAAGCCTCATTCTCACCACGTCCGTATTTAAACCTATCCGCACCTCTGTCGAGGCTAGAAGGTACGTCGTCGTAAGCAGCAGTGGCATTTGTTCCCAAGTCAGTTCTCCATTCATCTTCATCGCTCAGTTCCCACCCCCTTGCGGCGGCGAGACCTGTATTTCTGGCCCAATCCACGAAATCATACAGATCGTCTTCATCACTACTGTACGACATCGTGACCTTTGAATTCACGGGCACATCTCGAGCGTCCATCATATTCCCAAAGGAATCATACGCGTTCCACCCCTTACGGGACTTACGGATACGGTAGAGAGCTTCCGTTTTCGGATCACTCTTGACGGACTTCGTCATCTTGATCGTGTAAGTCACCTCACACGGCAAGGTTGGATCTCCTTTCTGTTGCACATATGTAAACTGACCCTCCATTCCAGGCAGGAACGGATAAACTTCATTGTACTTGTCAGTCTTCACGGCAACCATCCAGCATCCACGAGAATAATAGAGCAACACATACCTTTTCTTCTCGTCCTTCTTCGCCTCCACACGCTCTTCCTCTCTCCTTGAGTTTACGAAGAGCATGGCTCCGACCAGTGCGATCGCGCAGAGTGCTGCGAGAACATACTTGTGTTTTTTCATGAACGAGGTGAGTTTAGTCACCACGCTCTCATCATCAAATATGCTCAAGTCCACATCATCCACAAAATCTTCACTCCTGGCCCTCTGGTACCAACACTTGTTTACCCCAAGTGCTGCGGCGTTCTCTTTCAGACGGTCACTACAATTGGGAATCTTCCTCCAGTTACGAGGGTTCCCAGTTTTCTTTGCCATCTTGGAAGCGTACTCCGCTTTCGCCTTGTACCTTTCCAGTGCCTCCCGTTCTTCCTCGCTCGGTCTATTTTCAGGACCAAACTCGAGTTCACAACGCACATCATCAACCGCCTCATCCAAATGTCCAAGCCTGCCACCGCCACAAAAGCGGGTGACCCAACTGACAAAATGAGCGGCCTGAAGAACGCCCTTTATCTGCTGACGCAAATTATGGACATTCCTCATCATCGATGCAGGAGAGCCTACCACAAACAGGATAGCTCCAGCTGAGGCAAGAATGCCCTCAGCCAGAAAACCCCTAACATCTGGGCCCTTTGATCGTACGATTTGCGGAATCACCCACGCCTCGTTCTTCTCATCGAGCTCATCCAGAAGAGGGTTGCTCCTCGCCTTCCACACCCGTCTGACTGCACTAGTCATGGCTCCAATCATGGCCACCAATCCCAGTGTTTCGAACCAGCTCAGACGCCGAATGTCGATCCATGCTCTTGCGAGCGACTTCTCGACCTTCGTCATGGCGAACCATCGTCTCCACGACGTCCACCATCCCACCGGTCGCACCACCACTGCGGTTGCGACCACGCAGGTCCCCCTCACCCAAGCGACGACAGATCCAGCGTAACACACGCTGACAACCATCGCCAGGATTCCGAGGACAAACAACGAGTCCTTCCAGCACCACGACGCCTCACTTGCCACCTTCACCCACTCCAACACAGCCTCAGATACGTTCATCTTACAATTATCGTATTTTTCCTTACTTGCACTCGACACAAACTCAATCCTATCCCACAGTTTCTTTAAACCTGGGTAGATATTCGGTCGGGAAGCAAGCTCTTCGAGAGACAGTTTCAGCGGGTATTCAGGCTAGTGGGCTCGTAATAGCTGGAAGAC